GTTTCAGGCTCAGGTAAGTCGGCATCACTTAAATACGTAACAAACGATACAAACGCATCACACAGCATTCAAGGCATAGTGATTACTTTCGGGGTGGGAGATAGACTCTAAATGGCGGGATATACCAGACAGTCCGTAGCTGACATTATCGCAAATGCGGTTATTAAAGCTGCACCAGTAAACGCAGAGTTTAACGCTATCCGTGATGCTTTCAACAACAGCACGGGTCACAAACACGATGGCACATCTTCTGAAGGTACTTACGTTCCTCTCATTGCTGACATTGATGCTTTAAATAAAGTAGTAGTAGATACAACCAATAATCGTATTAGTGTATATACAGAAGTAAGTGGTGCTGCAGTAGAACAGGTACGCATCCAAGACGGTGCTATTGTACCTGTAACTGACGATGACATTGACCTTGGTGCTGCAGGTGCTGAGTTTAAAAACTTGTACATTGACGGTATTGGCTACATTGACTCTGTAGTTATCACAGGCGGTACTATTGATAATACAGTCATTGGCGGTACAACTCCAGCTGCAGGTACATTTACTTCTGTTGTAGCTACTACTGCCGACATCAATGGAGGTACTGTTGATAATGTAGCTATCGGTGGTACGACAGCTTCTACAGGTGCTTTCACCAATGTAACTGCGTCAGGTACTCTTGCTGTAACAGGTACGTCTGATCTTACAGGTACAACAACCATTACATCTGCTGATATTAACTCAGGTGTAATGGACAACACAGTTATTGGTTCAGGTACTGCTGCTGCCATTACAGGCACTACTATTACTGGTACGTCCTTTGTCGGTCCTCTTACTGGGAATGTAACAGGAGATGTGACTGGGGATGTAACTGGAGATGTTACAGGTGATCTGACAGGAAACGTAACAGGTAATGTAACAGGTAACCTAGATGGTATTATTGGTTCTTCCAGTCCTGCTGCTGGTAGCTTTACAACTGTATCGACATCTGGACAAGCAACCTTGGCGACTGTCGATATTAACGGCGGTAGCATTGACGGTACTGTTATTGGAGCATCAACTGCTGCAGCTATAACTGGTACAACTATTACAGGTACTAGCCTTGTAGGTCCACTTACAGGTAATGTCACAGGTAACGTCACTGGTAATGTAACGGGCAATGTCACAGGTAATCTGACAGGAAACGTAACCTCTACAGGTACATCATCGTTCCAAGACGTAACGGTTAATGGTACGTTGAACATGAATGCTGGTACTACAGCTACCATCACTAACCTGACTACACCCACTAATGCAGGGGATGCAGCAACTAAGGGTTATGTAGATACCTCTGTAGCTAACTTGGTTGACTCTGCACCCGGTACGCTGGACACACTGAACGAACTAGCTGCAGCACTGGGTGATGACCCTGACTTTGCTACCACTGTAACAGACAGCATTGCTACCAAGCTACCACTGGCAGGTGGTACAATGACTGGCGCTATTGCTATGGGTACAAGCAAGATCACTGGACTGGGTGATCCAACTGCAGCACAAGACGCAGCAAGTAAGAACTATGCTGATACTACATTCTTAGGACTATCTGGTGGCACTATGACTGGTGCTATCGACATGGGTAGTGCTAAGATTACTACTACCTACACGCCTACAAATGGTCCTGACCTGACTAACAAGACATACGTAGATAGTATTATCGGCTCGGCTACTGCAGCTTCTGCTAGTGCAACTGCCGCTGCTACCTCAGCTACCAATGCCGCTACAAGTGAAACAAATGCGGGTAACTCTGCTACTGCTGCTGCTACCTCAGCAACTAACGCTGCTGCTTCTTATGATGACTTTGATGACAGGTACTTAGGCGCTAAGGCTTCTGCTCCTGCGTTAGACAATGACGGTGACGCACTTATTGCTGGTGCTTTGTACTTTAACACTACGACTGACATCATGTACGTCTATGGTGGCTCAGGTTGGCAGGCTGCTGGTTCTTCTGTTAATGGTACATCTGAACGTCAGACTTATACAGCCACATCTGGTCAGACTACCTTTGCTGTTACATATGACCCCGGCTACGTAGATGTGTACCTGAACGGTGTGAAGCTTATTAGTGGTACAGACTTTACTGCTACAAGTGGTACATCCGTTGTGTTGACTACAGGTGCTACAGCAGGTGATAGCGTAGACATTGTAGCTTATGGTACATTCGTAGTAGCTGATACTTATACTAAGTCACAGGCTGATGCTCGTTACGTTGAAGTAGCTGGCGATACTATGACTGGCAATCTGGATGTCGGTGGCACAGTGACGGCTGATGGGCTGACTGTGGATGGGACAACAAACCTGCAAGGCACAAACCCAGACTTGTATTTTGTTGAGAGTGATACGACAGACCTAAACACATACCTTGCAAATGGCTCTGGCAACTTTACTACCTACACGGCGAATGACGCCAAGAACAGCTTCAAGCAGCGTATAAACATTGACCACGCCACAGGCGACATCAGCTTCTACGAGGACACAGGCACGACAGCAAAGTTCTTCTGGGATGCGAGTGCTGAACGGTTGGGCATTGGGACTATTTCTCCTAGTGGTTCGTTAGACATTGCTGTAGGTTCTGGGGACATTGTGAGTAATCTTGATGGTTCTCCTATGATTACATATCGCAATGGCTCTGATGCATGGTTTCATGCTGGGAAGCATCCTTCTGATGATGCCTTTGTATTTACTACTGGCGGTACGTCAACAACTACAGAACGTATGCGCATCGACAGCAGCGGTGATGTCAACATTGTAAACGAACTGAAAGCAGGTAGCTACAACGAAACATACTCTGCACTGTCTGGGACAACGCCAACGGTAGACTGTGAGACAGGTAACGTATTTTCTTTAAGCACTACAGGCAATACTACATTTACTTTCACTAACCCCCCTGCATCTGGCACAGCTTATGGCTTTACTATCAAGGTAACGGCTGGCGGCACACACACGTTGACATGGCCTAGCTCTGTAGATTGGCCCGGAGCTACTGCACCTGATGCACCTGCCAGTGGTGAGACAAATGTTCTTGTCTTCATCACTCACGATGGCGGTACAACATGGTACGGCTTCCAAGCTGGGGCTGCATTAGCATGAGTGTGATTAGTAAGCTTTCAATGCTTGGCGCTGCTGGTGGAAGCTCTGCGCTTGATGTTGCAGATGTATTCAGTGTTGATACCTATAGTGGCTCTAGTTCTGCACAAAGTATTACCAATGGGATTGACCTTGCTGGCAACGGCGGTTTGGTTTGGATGAAAAATCGTACTAGCGGTACTTATTCTCATGCACTTCAAGACACCATTACAGCCAGTGAAGGATACCTTAGCTCAAACTCGGATATTGGTATTCAAGCTGCGTCAGGCAATGGTATTTCTTCGTTTAGTTCTAATGGATTTACGTTTAACTCTGGCAATTGGGAAGAGTTTAACAACTCTTCTCACAACTATGTTGCATGGACTTTTAGAGTTGCTGAAAATTTTCATGACATCCAAACATGGGTGGGGAACGGAGTTAATGGTCGTCAAATAGCACATAATCTTGGCTCTGTACCGGGCATGATATTTGTGAAGCTATACAAAACGTCATCTGGAGGAGGTGTATATGGACAGAGAGATTGGCGAGTATATCATCGTAGCTCAGTGGCATCTAACCCAGAAGATTATTACCTTACTTTAAATAACACCAATGAGGCTTATGATACGACTCAGTACTCTGAACAAAATATTGCTTGGAACAGCACAGCCCCTACAGCTACACACTTTACTGTTGGAAGTGATGACGTAGTAAATGGCAATTACAACAATCTTGGTTGGACGTATGTAGCTTACATCTTTGCGCATAACGATGCTGGTGATGATAGTGATATTATTAAATGTTCAAGTTACAGTAACGCTGGCAACGGTACGTTTGTTAATGTTGGTTTTGAGCCTCAATACCTTCTTATTAAAAAAGCAAATGCTTATACTCCTTGGTATGTTTTTGATAGCACGAGAGGGTTTGGAACTACCACAACTCAATTTTTAGCTCCAAATAATAAAAATGAAGAGCTAAATTTATACGGTGGTATAACTACATCGTCTACAGGTTTTACTCTTACTAACAGTGAGGCAGATATTACTGGCGGCAGAGTAATATATATGGCAATCCGAGCAGAAGGCACTTAACTCAAGTTGAAGGACACATTAGATGCACGTTAAAATCACAAGCGGTAATGTAGACACATACCCCTACAACGTAGGGCAACTACGCCGTGACAATCCCAATACGTCTTTTCCAAAGCGTATCCCAGACGAGATGCTTGCTGAGTGGGGTGTATACCCTGTAGCTGTGGCAGACATGCCAGCATTCACAGATCGGACGCAAACAGTGGCGCAGGATGCTGCACCAACAGGTAGTGGCTCTAGCTGGTCTATTGGCTGGACTACATCAAGCAAGACCGCTGAAGAGATACAGGCGTGGGACGATAGCATGGCTTCGTCTAATCGTGGTAAGCGTGATAGCTTACTAACTCAGTCTGATTGGACACAGGTAGCTGATGCACCTGTAAATGCTGCAGCATGGGCTACGTATCGTACTGCCTTACGTGACATCACAAGCCATACTAATTGGCCTAACCTTAATGAGGCTGACTGGCCTGTAAAGCCTGCATAAGAGGATAACTAAATGACAAAAGCAAGAGACTTAGCAAACCTAATCGCAGCGGGTAATCCTCTGGCTGATGGGGCTATTAGTGTCGCAGAAGTAACAGGTGCTGCTCCACTAGCAAGCCCTACATTTACTGGCACTGTTACTATTGGCGGCACTACGTACCCAACTTCAGATGGCTCTTCAGGTCAGTTCCTCAAGACAGACGGTGCAGGTGCGGTAAGCTTTGCAAGTATCCCTACAATCAACACA